CTATCCTCACAAATTCAAAAAAGGGTTTTTTCATATGACCGTATTCAGAATGGAGCTTAACAAAGGTAAAGCCGAGTGCCTTTAACCATTTAATAGCAGAACGATTCTCTGCATATACGCAATTATATAAGACATTCTCCTTTTGCAAAAGATTATCTATCCACTTTCTTCCTTCTCTTATTAATTGAATCTTATATTTTCTTGTACTAAATAATTCTTCAGTAGCAACCATCCATATAACACCATTAACTATTACTCCACATAAACCCATTGGCTGATCATCATCACCAGCAATTGTCATTACTTTCTTAGATGATAAATATGTCCTTCTAACTGCTTCTTCCGGCTGTTCTCCGGTTTGATACCAAGCTTCAACTTTATCTAAAACCCTTAAATTATCGATGACATAATTCAAATCAGTAACAGTAGATTTCCTTAGATGCCCCATTAAATCCTTCTAGATCTCATATGGAACATAGCCTCATATTCAGCACTAGCTAACTGTGTCGGTAAAAATGTATTGTTTTTAATATCAATATTGACCCTATCAGCTTTACTCATTACAGGGACTCTGAACATTCCTGTAGCTAAATTAATAGAACCAATCGTACTGGAAGCAGCACCAAGTACATTTCCACTAAATGTATGTGTACTTGTATCTCTATGGTCAGGTGTTACTTCTACTTTAAAGAAACCTGTATCCTCATACTTAATATAAAAATGATGTAGCTGAAGTCTTCCACTGATTAATTCACTACCAGCACCTTCTCCCTGGGTTAATCGTTGCTGACTAAATCTATAGTGCATTTCAAATGGTTCACCAACAATAAACTTACTGTTAGTAAAATCACCTGTGGCAGTAATAGTGGCAGTAGATCCGTTAGATGTATTAGTAGTTTGTAGAGTTTGACCAGGCTTTAAATTAACTGTTGCTCCTTGAGCATTTACATAAGTACTTGTTTCTCCTGATCCTAAATATCTACCAACAATATTCATGTCTCCATTTAATCTATAAGGAAGAGTAAATGTAGTTAGACCAGTAGAACTGCTATAACTTTTAGAAACTCCTGTAGTTGCTTCAGTAACTTTATGATCTAAATGATATTCAAAATCAGCATTAGCTTCTCTATAGTCAGCTTCAAATGGAATCTTTTCTAATGTTGTACCGTTAGCTTCTTCAACTACTAAATATAAATCAGTGTCAATAAAATCTATATTTCTAATTGTTTTTGCAGAATTAAATGTATAAGTACACCAAGAATTTAATACCTTTTCAAAGTTGTTTCCATATAACCAACGATTAACATAAAGTTTATTTGGGCTATCTGTTCCTAGTAAGACAAGTACATTTTCATTGGTAGAAACTGCCATCTTAAATACACCATTTTCTATATATCTAGGAATATGAACTGTAGTATCAGCAGCATCTTTAATATTAATATCTTCTTGGGTTACATATTCTCTAACACCAGAAAATGATCCTTTCTTAGTTAAGAAATAGATACTAGATCCAGCTCCTACAGGGGTTGCTGCTGTATTGTTTTCAAATTCAGTTGCAACAGTAACGTTAGCGGTTTTAGGTGTTAAAGCTTCTGCGATAGAACTTTCTAATATAAATTGTGTTTGATCAGAGAATAGAATTAACTGTTCTCCCATCGTTACTGCATGTTTTAAAATAGATACTTTTGTATGACTGGCTGCAATATCTATAGGATCACTATCAACAATAGTAGTTACAGTTTCTGGGTAGAAATTAAAGAACTCAGATACTGTAGACATGCAAACATTATCATCAGCAAGAAAGCCTAATCTGTTTCTAAAGAAGAATACATTGTTTATTGTTGTACCAACTAATGTTGGATTAGGTGCAGTATCTTCATCACCTACAGTACGTTCTCCCCATTTAGGTAATGTATAATCTACGCTGCTAATTGTATAAGTATCACCATCTGCTCTGGCAAATCTAAAATTACCATCTGCCTGTCTCAGCAGGATATGAGGCATTTTGTCATAATTAAACTTATAGGTAATGCCTGCTTTTAAACATTCCTCCCACTGCCCCTCTTCAAATGTTCCTCCATTATTAGTAACAAACTTAACGTAGTAATTATCAAAGTTAGTTGTATCATCTCCCTTTACTTCTACAACAAAATTATTAGGTGCAACGGTAGGTAGATCAGTAAAAGTTTGAACAGAATTTTTAACTAAAGTCATATGATTACCAGCAAAATCATCTTCAACTTCAATTGTAAAATCACTGCCATCATTCTTTCTTATCCATAAAACAGCTCCATTTGTTGTAACAGTAAAACCTGTTAATCCAGCATCTAATAGATTTTTAAGAGCAGTAGCAGTACTTGAAGGGCTGGTAAGATTATCTGTATTAGCAGTAAAAGTTGTACCGTTGATTTTAATTTTATAGTTTTTATCATCAACAATTTGGTTAACAAATACTAATGCTGCTGTACTAGCTCCCTGACTAACAGCAGTATCCATTGCAACGGTAATACTTGTATTAACTACAAAGGTATAGTCAGCAATAGTTACAGTCTTTATTTCATCTCTTGGATTTGTTGTTGTTAGATAAGTAACTCCATCTGGTTTGTTTACTGTCTTTTCATTTCCTGCTAAATCATATACTTTTACATTTCCATTACTAAAAACAGCTATATATCTTTCACTGACATCTCTATTAATCGTTTGAATATGTACGTTACCAAGAGTTGAGTTACTAATATTAGTTATGTATTGACTGCCAGAGCGCTTGATTAATCCCTGTACTGGAGAGCTATTAGCATTTTCCTGTATATCTGCATGATCTGGTCGTTTTGTTAGGTCAGCAGCTTGTGATACCCCTCTAAGAAGAGTAGGAATAGCTCTTGAAATGACAGCCATAATTACCTGATTAAAGCGTTAGCTGGTGAATAAGTACTAAAGACACTGGTTAAAGCAGGATCACCTCTAAGGATATTGTGATCTGCATTAGACAAGTCTGTTTCCATTAATATAGATCTTGCTCTTACTTCATCTTGTTGTGTGTAAGTTCTTAATCCTTCATCACTGACTAAACGATCAACAAAGATTCTTGCTGCTTTGATATTGATATAACGTTTAGCAGGTTCAGGTATGTCATTAAAGGTACGGAAATAAACAACCGTACATTTTAGGTCATCATCAAATTCATACTTATGATTCTTTCTGTCATATAGTTTTAATCCAATTTGAATTGCATCTACATCTGGATGATCATGAATATTAGGATCAACAATTAAAACATTAGAAGACAAAGCAATATTGTTAGAACCATCTCTAGTTAGTTCTACATTGATTTCTGTATTAAAAGACCAGCCTTCTGTTTGAACTTCTTTATTAACTTCTTCCAAAGTTGTTTGAGCTAATTTTACATCAACAGGAAGAGTGCCTGTAAGTGTATTAACTGGAGATTCACCAATAGCAGCAAGCATGATGTTTACTGCTTCTAGTTCTGTTGTTGCTGTCATGATTTCTTACCTCTTTTTTTAGCAGTTTTAGCAGCAGCTTTAAAGTTCTTTGCTGTTGGTGCTCCTTTAGTACCTGGCTTTCTCATCTTTTCACCAGAGCCAGCTTCAATCCTGAGTCTTTTTCTGTGAATGTTTTCGTAGAGTCCTCGTTTTTTCATAGCCATAATTAGCATTTCCAACGTTTAAGAGCTAAAGCTTTACGGGTAGGTTTCCCGTTTGGTTTTTTCATTGGGCCTGGAATACCTAACATCCGAGCACAGAAAGATTTTTTACGTGGACCTCCTCCTGGTTGTGGTGCTTTGAGATTAGAGCCTGTAGCTCTGTTGTATTTACGACGGCCTTTAGCAGTAAGACCACCTTTTTTACTTTTCTCACCACGACCTATAGAAAGGCTGACACTTTCAGCCATTACTTTTTCTTTCCTCCTTTCTTAGGTGGTCTACCTTTTTGACTACCGTAAGTACCTTTTCCTTTTGGCATGAGATTAAAGAAAAAAAGAAGAGTACCCACATTATATGAGTACCCTTCAGTTAATGGTTTAAGAAGCAGAAAGCTTGATAGTAGCAGCAGCTTCAGGACGGAGAGTTCCGTGACCTAGAGCGTATTTCGCCACCATGAGCGTTCCTTGGTACATGACCTGGTAGTCATTTCCAGAAATCTCTGTGGTCATATCAAGTAGTTTCACTGTACCTACAGCTGACTTATGGAAGACCAAACCAATAGTCTTACTATCGTCACCTGAGTAAGTGTTATTTGAACCACCAGGGTTAGATCCAACGTTACTTTGAGGAATGTTGTTAGACATAATCACAGGCATACCTGCAATCTGCTGAACATTTCCTGAAGCAAATGAACCATTACCACCTGGGTTGAAGTCAGTACTAATAGTTCTAGTAGCTGATTCAGGTAGCTTGTAATATTCCGCTGGTGGAAGTACTACGAATCTGTCTGTCTTAGGTATGTCACGCTCATCAAATGCTTGAGCAATGTCATAGATAGCTGCTGCTAACTCATCACCAGTAACGTTTGCAGTTGCAGTATTACCAGAAGCAAGAGTTAGGACAGTACCACCACTACCACCTGTAAGAGTAGTAGAAGCTCTAGAAGCGTTAGCTATACATTTAGCAACGTTCTGGTCATAAGTCTTGGCAAGTGCCTTACCTAGTTCACTAGCGTAGATTGCTCTTACGTCATAGTGGTTCATCAATTCGTCAATGTTTGCGACGAATGTCTGAGCAATAAGTAGGTCATCTATGTTGATGACTTTCTCATTGTGCAGAATTGCACCACCGGTTAGTAAGTTACCAGGTGTGTGATAGGCGGCTGATGCTGTGCCTGTAACAGGGAATTGTGCTGACTTACCTGAAGAAATAGTTCTTACGGTATGTAATGCGTCTGAGAAAACATTGTTTTCAGAGAAAGCAGTTAGCACTTCACCAGAGAAAACTTTAAGAAATAAAGCTTCGTAGGCGGTTCCACTATTGTTAACCAGACCCAGCCTTGACGCTGTTGCGTTAGACATGGATTACTCCTTGAGAGTGAAGATTAAAAAAGGTGTTTGATACTTCCTGGGCGAATCTTTTCTCAAGGTGTTATCCCTCGCAAGGGGCAACTTAATATTTAGAAAACCTAGAAGTATTTGAATAATAACAGTTATTTAGTTTTACTAACACCACTAACTTTCATAAGTTTGATGATATTTAAAACAAACTGAACCAGACCATTACTCTTTAAAGGTGACAAAGCCACTATTTCAGAGCATAAAAAAAGCAGCCCCCACAAGAGAGACTGCAAAGAAGGATCATTTAAATCCATAGGCTATTTATCCTTTTACGTTAAATACATTTGAATCTGCTAAGCGTCTTTGAACGTTCTCTGTATAACCAACATCCTTTCCATACCTAGCATCTTTCATAGCTGTTACTACTTCAGCTGTTGATCTAAATGGAGTGACTCCACTTTGACCAGCTTTACCAGTAACTAGAGAAGGTTCTTTACCCATAGCATTGTTGTATTGAGATTGAATACCGTTAACGGCAAGTTGAATAGAAGCTGCATTACCTGATTCAGTTAAAGCATTAAAGGCTTCTACCTGATCAGAAGGAAGATTATCTACAGCCCAAGCTGTTAGTTTTCCATACTGTTCTGCTCCACCTACTGAATCCTGAATAGCTTTTATTTGAGTTTCAGCTACGTCAGCTACACCAGCTTGTTGTGCTTTTAATCCAGCAAGATAAGAATCAACTATTCCTTTAGAGAAACCTGCTTCTCCTAATTTGGTGTAGTCATCTTCAGAGATTTCACCAGATTCTTGGAACCTAGTAGAAATTTCCTGAGCATCTATACCAGCTTCTTCAAGTGTATTAGCTAAACCTTCACCATAAACTTCAGCAGCATCAAAGTCAGATTCTTCTGTCTTTGTTTCTTCTGCTTTAGTTTCTTCTTCAGTAGAAGTTTCTGTTGTTTCTTCTGTTGTTGTTGCGCAAAAGTTTTAATAACGGCCGCCCTGCGTTTAATATAAACGCTTCTTACATCTTTCTCTCTCTCTCTTTCTTTGTTGT